GATGAATCAACACTAACAGTAATAGTGGTATCGGTAATTGCTGTTATCGCCACATGTGCAATACCAGAGTTGTATGCTGCTACTGAAGAACCAGTAATGGTCACGTAATCACCAACTCTAAATGGATGCGATGGCTTTCTTCCATCTTGATCTACATTTAGAACTGTGGTAGCACCCTTAGTTATTCCAATAACTTGTGCTCTTTTTGGAGTTGCTGCTTTAACAATAGCGACCTCTCCTGGTAAAATATGGCAAGCGTCATCATCGACAATAAGTGGATTCCCACCAATACAAACCTTACATGAATGAGTATCTGCGTTGCTTACTTTATAAACACCAGATTTCACAATTGCTGGATCTGTATATTTAACAGTAGCAGAATTATCGATGAGTGGTGTTAAATGCTGCACCAACTTTAAAACCGTCATTTATTTACTCCAAAATAATTTCTTTCCTATACTTTATTTAGTTTGTTTGGAATTTTGTTTGAGAAGTTTTGCCAACTCTGATGTTGATCCAACAAACATAGTATTATTAACTGTAGTAGGACTTGATCTAGGTTTCTCATCGATATCTTTCATCTTTTTCTGAAGGTCGATCAATTTATCTGCAACATCAGCTACGTTCTTAATCAATTGACCAGCAACTTCGTATGCTCTTGGATGATCAGAACTTCTGGCAACATCTAAGATTCCATCGATAGCTTCTTGTCCTTTCATCACAAGATTATGAAGTTGTGCTCTAGTGACCTCATAATCTTGTTGTAATTCTGGTTTTTGAGATTGCGGAATCTGTGGTTCTATTTCAACAATTTCTGTAGATTCTACATCAAACACTTTATCTAGTTCATCAAATGTACTCATAAGTCTTCATCCAATCCTGTTGTTGGGTTGTATTTTTTAGTGTCTGTAAATTCGGAGAATATCTCATTAAATCCAAAATCATCATCTGCATCTGCAGTGATTGGATCTGGTTCTACTGAATATCTTTGAACTCTTGGAGCATTTATGGTATCTACAGACGCATAAGAATCTGCAAGAACTTTTTTGATAATACCAGTACCCTCTTTGACAGGACCATACAAATATGTCTTAGCTGTAAAATTTAACGTATAAACTAATGCCCTTCTTTGGGATATATCGCCATCATAGTCATCTTGATATGAAATTGAATCTAAATTTACAATTACGTCTTTAGTTTCATCTATAGAAGGAATTAACTGTATTGAAATGTTATATGATGGTTGAAAATATGGAAGTATTTGCTCTACAATCTGTAAAGCATCATCCTGATTTTTTGAAATAATATTCAACTCAAAATCTAAATTATATGGAACTGGCATATATGCAACCTTAACATCTCCCCCAGTATTTGCTATTGGAAGTTTTATAGTTTGTGTTGGAGCTACCTTTCTGTCCTGATCGTATTTAATTCCCTTCAATTCAAAAGCAATTCTAGGTAAAGTAATTTGAACCTTTGCTTGAGTTGGATCTGGAGTTTGTCTAAGTCTAGCGAGAAATTTCTCTGCAGGACCATATGCAAGAGGAACTTTCATAACCTCAACATCTCCAGAATTATTACTTCTTTGTAGTTGAATGTTATTAAAAATAGTTCCAAAACCAACAATGGTTTTTTTAAAAATTTCGTGATAAAAATATGTTCCTAACATTAGAACTTATCTCCCATGTCTCCGATTTCCCCAAATGGGTTTGTCTCTGTAAAATCTAAGATAATATCTCCATTATCTTCAAAGTATTTATTTTGAGCACCTTCAATTTCTCCCATGCTATAAGAATCTAGAATATCAACAGTAAATGTTGCTCCAGAAGTTGCTCCAACTATAGATTCACCATCTATAAATTCACCTGTTAGATTATTTAGTCTAAGTTTTCTAGTAGTAGAATTCCAGGATACTACCTCTCCAGTTGCATTTGATGTTCCACCACTTACTACTTCTCCAATAGTAAATGTTCCAGTTCCACCGACTGCCATTGTCAAATCTAGACTATAACTATCTTTATCTTCAATCTCATCGACAGCAGTTATGCCAGTTTCAAGATCTTCATGACTGTATTGGAAGAGTTCGCACTTAATTTCCCAAACATATCCCTTACCTAATTGATAAAAAGGTTTTTCGTGTTCGACAAAAGTAATTTGATATAAATCACTTGCAAATGGTGCCCAAATTAGATCACCTTCATTTGGTCTACCTTCAACAATTAGATTTGTATTATCGTCAACGAGTTCAGTAAATCTTTTTCTTGAAACAACAAATGTAGTTTTATCTTCTATACGAATTCCAAATTTACTCAATAAATCTCCTTGTCCTTCCCATCCATCTACTGTATTGCAATATGCCCTTATCTCATAATTAGATTCAAATTTTGACATAGAATCTTCAGTGAACAGAGTATCTTCCCTCACTAAAGTTCTAGGAATATAGTAAACTGTTTGCCCATAGATATCAATAGATTCTGTGATTAGATCATTTAGGAGATTCTGCTCTCCCAGAGAACCATTCAATCTAAGCCTACAACTAGGAGATGGATCTGGACTTTGAGTGCAATTTGATGAGGTGTGATTTGACATAGAATTAACCGATTAAATCCATTGGTGGTAATTCAAAAGTATCTCTCAATTCTTCCTTGAGATCTTTTAATTCTTCTTTTGCTTCTTCAAGAATTTTTCTGCCATTTAAAGTAACTCCTCCCAACATTTGGATACCATCATACTTACTTAGATTTTGCCCCCACTGTTCCTTAAACAGTGCAGTTGCATAATCTTTTAGCCAGTGCTCGTTCCAAGTTTTTGGGTATAAAACGGGATCAACTCCTATTATACAATCGACTACGATGTACTCACCAACACCAAGTTCACTCCAGTCAATATCTACATACAACTTATTTGTATTTGCAGTGTACCTCAATCTCTTGTACAATCTTGAATTGGTAACCCAGTCAAGAGTTTCGAGATAATTCTGAACCATGTAATAATGTAAAATTTGGTTATTCGTAAATGCATAAATATCATTCAAAAATAACTGATACTTAATATTAAAAATATTACCTGGAATCGAAGATGATGCAGAAACTTGAGTGAATACATTATCAACTCCTTGTACTCCAGGAGGAAGTTCCACATATGGATTTGCTTCCAACCAAGAAGTAGTACCAACAGCAGATGAACTTGTAGCTAATGTCTTCATGTTTTCTGTGACTTCAATTTTAATTAAAGTCCTATACGATCCCTCGTAATGAAACTCTTGAAAATGACTTATAGACTCATCAATTAAATCTTCTAATTGTTCATCACACACATTGATATCAATAGCAGGATATCCAAGTCTCCTTAGACACCATGCCTTAAATTCTGCTCTAGTTGCTGGTTGAGATGATGACATTTACTTTACCTCCGTATTACCATGCGGTTTGATCATAAGCAATTCTTTGCCAAGTATCAGTGGCAACACAAATATAAACATAATTTGCATCGTATCTAATCTCACCAGCAGTTCCAGTTGCTGTTGAAGATGTTGGGGCAGATGCAGTTGCAACTTTATTTGTTGTGAATGCAGTAGGAACACTTGTTAGTGATGTGTACGAAATACCAAGTGCTTCAACAAAAGTTTTAGTGACTCTTGTATCAATCGCAGTATTTGCTCTTGTTGTTGTATAATATAAATTAGTTCCTTCTGTAATATTAGTAGTTGAAAACTCAGTAAAATCTAGAGCAAGAGTTAATGAATTTCCAAGATCGTTATAGGTTGAAGAAATTCCAGTACCGCCAACGACTAGAGATGCAACTCTGTCATCAACTCGTTCATCGGTATAATATAAATTAGTTCCTTCAGATATATTTGAAGTACTGAACGAAATATTTGCAGTACCATCAAAAGAAACACCGTTAATTGTTCTTGCGGTTTGGAGTGCAGTAGCAGTAGAAGCATTTCCACTTAAAGATGCTGTAATTGTTCCAGCAGTAAAGTTTCCTGAAGCATTTCTTGAAACAATCGTATTTGCAGCATTTGAAGGAGTTGCATTCGATACTACAGTTATATCTCCAGCAACACCGTCTCCATTGGTAATGCTAATACCAATTCCAGATGAAACGACACTTCTTGCTGCAGCAGTACCACTTCCAGTTCTTGAAATAATACCGTTAGTTGCGATTGCTGCGATAGCAGTTAGATCAGAGTCTAGTGGTTGTGCATCTGTAATTCCATATCCAGCAATTGTAGTTGGATTTGTTGCTGCCGTTACTCTGCCCTTAGTGTCAACAGTGACTGACTTATAAGTTCCAGCAGAAACACCAGTGTTTGCCAGTGTCAATGCAGCTGATGCATTTGCCGAACCAGAAACAGACATGGATCCAGTTGCATCACCAGTAAACGAAAGTGTTCTTGCAGTTGTCCACTGTCTAGCGTCTCTTGCAGTACCAACAATGTCGGCATTATTGAATGTTGCAGTAGCATTAACTGTTAGAGTATCACCAACAGCATCACCAATCGTTGTATTTCCCTTTGTAGTTAGAGTTCCTTCAATGATTGTATTACCATTTGATGATGCAACACTAAACTTAGTATTTGTACCATCGGTAATAATAAAATCTTGTCCAGCACCTGTAGATCCAGAAATTGTTAAACCAGCATTTGCGGTAATAAGTCCAGTTGCTGTAATTGTCGATCCAAATGAAGCAGTATTATCAACAGTCAGTGTTCCAGTGATATCAGTATTTGTTCCAACCCATAGGGACTTGGTAATAGAAACACCGCCATCCGTTGAAATTGATGCGTTTTGGTCTGTTGCTGAAGAAGCATCAACAGTATTTAACTGCCTAATAATACCAGAATACGACTGTGTTCCTTGGTATTCAATACCACCCTGATATACAGCAGATCCATAAACTTTAAGATCACCATTAACAACGAAGTTCTCACCAATATGAGCACCACCAGTTACTTGTAAGGCACCAGCTAAGGATGGGAGAGTCGCTCCTGCAGGAATCGTTCTTCCAGTAGAATTTGTAATAGTAGTAATTCCAGTAATGCTTGCGGCATCATCAATTGTCGTTGTTCCACCAGCCGAATCAATTGTTAGATTTCCAGTCGAAGTATCAATTTCATTATCACTAGCAACTCCAATTCTAATATTATCGATTGTTGCTCCACCATTTGCATCTAGTAAACCAGTTAAAGTTGTAGTTCCACCAACGTTAAGATTTTCCGAAACCCCAGCACCACCAGTTACAATTAAAGTTCCAGTAGTTGAACTTGTAGATCCTATATTTGATGAAAGGCTCAATCTACCAGCAAATAGTCTTGCATCGGTTCCAGTGAATACTTCGGAACTATTAGTTGCATTTTCTAAGAATCGGTATCCAGATGAAGAATCATCCCATCCAAAGAAACCAACTTTTGCAGAAAGATCGAAGTATCTAAACTCAATACCACGATCCTTGTTGTCATCGGAAGCAGGAGCAGTATCACCACCAAGAGTCAAGATAGGATCATCGACAGTTATAGTTGTCGCATTTACAGTTGTCGTTGTTCCGTTTATGGTAAGATTGCCAGTAATGACTGTATTTGCATTGTTTAAAGTTAGAGTTCCTGTTGATGCACCAATACTTACTGTTGTTGCAGATGCTCCAATGTTAATTGTAGTAGGAGATGCTAGTAAATTAAACGTTGAAGAAGTTGAAGTTAAATCTCCACCATTAACAGCAAGATCTCCAGTAAGAGTAGTATTTCCTGTTACTCCTAAGGTTGAACTTAATGTAGTAGCACCAGTAACACCTAGAGTCGAACTTAGTGTAGTTGCTCCAGCAACACTTAGAGTTCCTTGAGTATCTGTATTTCCATTTTCCCCCAAAACCGAGAATTTTACTGTGCTGCCAGCATTCAACTTACCAACGTATAAGTCATCACCAATATGGAGATCGGTAGCAATACCAGCACCACCAGTGACTCTTAAGTTTGATGTTGTATCTGTTGCGTATGCTGGTGTATATGAAGCAACAGTACCCATGGTTGCTCTATAACGAACCTCAAGAAGGTTAACTCTCGAAGCAGTACCACCAGCTCCAGTATCTTTTAACTGAAGTGTTCCATTTAGATATAAGTTATTATTGAATAGTGTATCTCCTTCAATATATCCACCACCATCAATTTTAAATGTACCATAATCTCCTCCACTAATTTCCCACTCACCAGTAGACCCATTCTGTACTACTGTTGGCGAATCAGTATTTTGCCAGAAGATTTGAGATCCAGATTGAGTTGTTAAGTTTCCAGTTAGAGTTGTTGCACCAGTGACACCTAAGGTTGAACTTAAAGTAGTAGCACCAGTAACTCCAAGAGTTCCTGAAATGGATGTATTACCAGAAGAAGAATCTACTACGAATTTGTCTGTGGATGAACCATTTTGAATCTTGAAATACTCTGTTGCAGCACTATTGGATCCAACAATAGTTACATTTTTATTTAAAGTTATATTATCAATTACAGATACCGTTCCCTGAATTACCGTATTTCCAGATTCCGAATCTACTACAAATTTATCAACCGAAGAACCATTTTGAATCTTGAAATACTCTGTTGCCGCTGTATTCGATCCAACAATAGTTACATTCTTGTTTAATAAAGTGTCATCATTAACGGTTAGTGTGTTTTGTAATAATGTTGCTCCTGTTATAGTAGATGTTCCACCTACATATAAATTCTCAGAAATTCCAGTGCCACCAGTTACTACCAAAGTACCTGTTGTAGTGCTAGTTGATCCAACATTACTACTGAGGGCAAGGTTGCCAGCAATAACACCAGCATCAGTACCAGTAAAGACTTCAGAAGTATTTGTTGCATCATAGAGGAAACGATAACCACCAGTAGTTCCAGCTAAGGTTGTATATGAATCATCCCAACCATAGAAACCTAGTCTTGCTTGAGTATCATAGTACTTAAACTCGACACCACGATCCTTATTGTCATCTGTCGTTGGAGTCTGATCACCACCTAGAGTTAGAATTACATCATCGATAGTGATAGTCGTTGAATTTACAGTTGTGGTTGTTCCATCAACTTGTAGATTACCCTTAATTTGTACCGTTCCAGTATCATCACCAATTCCAGCAGGATCAATGACAATTGTTGAATTGGTTGAACTTAAAACATTACTTGCAAAGTAGAAATCCTCAACACGAACATCTGCTGCTGAAGAGATTAAAGAAATTTGTTGTGGGGATGTAATGCTGATAGTTGAATTTGAAGATTCAACTAGAATGGAGTCATCTGCTGTAATCTCCATCTTTGCTTCACCAGAACCTGCATTATTTGCAGTAAGACGAAAAAATCTATTAGATGCTGTATTGGCATCCATCAAAATAGTTAATGAACCAGGACGATTGATAGTTTGAATCGATGTACTGGTTTTATCAAGTGTGATATCAGAGAAAATCGTTGATGTTGTAGTATTAATATCTACATTATCATCAGCAGCGAGACACTTGAGAAGGGGACTGCCACCAGTAGTATTGACAGATAAATCGTTGATTGTTGTTATCCCACGATAACCAGTAGAAGCAGTAAGTTCGTTATCTAGTTCATAAGCAGTATATGAATTTCCATCTGCAAAACGAATTTCATTATTTTGAAGTTGAGTATTATCTACACCAGAAACAGCAATCTGAACATGACCGTTAGAATCTACATCAAAGTCTTCTTGATCGAACGATGCAAGACCCTTCTGACGGGTTGTAACTGTTCCTAGGTGTCTCCATGACACTGTGCCGTCAGAAGCATCTCCAGAGGTGTGTACAGGTGCTGTAGCCCCTGCTGTACCTGCATTGAGTGCCTGGTATAATCTTCCACTATTAATTACCTTTACATAGCGAGAATATGCTGTTCCTGTGGTCCAATTAGATGCGGTTGTTCCTTCTACTGCTGTAGCAATTGGAAAATCCTCAGCGTATGTAAATCTACCAAAATTATCTACAGTAAATCTTGTAGCAAAAATTGTTTGAGTGCCACCAGCAATAGTAGGAGTATTATATGTACCCTGATTGACTGTTGTTGAAATTAAATCTAAAATTGGGTTTCCAGCAACACCAGAACCATTAGTTACTGCAATTCTACCAGCAGATCCTTGAATTGTTCTGGTGGCAATATTACCATCGGAAACACGAGTAATAATACCAGTTGTTGTTAGATCTGCAATAGCTTGCAAATCTCTATCAAATGCTTGAGCTGATACTCCTTCGATAGTACCATCTAAGTTATAGTCTGCAATATCATTTGGATTAGAACCATCTATAATTCTTCCTTTTGCGTCTACAGTTAATTTTGTATAAGTTCCTGTAGAAGTAAGGGTTCCATCATAGTGCGGAAGATCTTGAATAATTTGTAGAGATGATGTTAGGTTTAAGTTTGCAGAACCATCAAATGTTGCAGATGCGGTAACATCTCCTGTTAAAGCAATCTGTCTAGTATTTGCAAGACGAGTTGCCGTCGAAGCATTACCAATTAGAGATGCTGTAATTGCACCTGCTTGGAAATTTCCATCAGCATCTCTTTGAATGAGAGTATTAGGAGTATTGGTAACAGATTCTAGAGGTCTCTCATAACGTAATGAGTTCCATGCAGTAATACCATCACCTATCTTAATGCGACCAGTATCGATCTCGATACCTAGTTCTCCGATAGCAAGTGTTGGGTTTACGTTTGCCCATTCTTGAGCAGAACCTCTTCTTAATTGTATTCTATTTGCCATTGGTAATTATCCCAAGTTCCCAAATAATTCTCTCTTTTGTATTTATAAAAAAATGGGGGATGTATCCCCCAATAAATCATTCTTCAGAATTCTCTTCTACACTATCTTCTTTAGTTAGATATTCAAGAGTCTCAATTGCACCCATTAATTTAAGTGCCTCAACTTCATTCTGTTTAATTTTTTGTGTTAGAGTTTGATTTTCTGCTAAAAGATTTTCATATCTCCCACGAAAATTTGCAAGAAGTTCTTCCTGGCTTACATTTTCAATTGTCATCATTTTTCTCCCTTATCAATGTTGTTAATAAATTCTTTATGTCGGATATATCAGAACTCAAAGTTTTAACATCATGTTTCAAACTCTCAAATTCTTCTTCCTGCTTTTTTAGTTTATTGTAGGTATCAATATAATCCTGATACCCACTCCTGTCTTTATTTAGGACTGCTCCAGTAGTCGTATCTCGGACTAAAGAAGCAGAATCCTTTATTTTCTGGTATTTTTCTATCATGTTGCAGTAGCAATTGCTCTAAAGTATTTAATCTGTGGAACTCTCGCTTGATTTGGTGATGAAAGTACAATTTTAATTTGGAACTTTGTAAATTCTAATCCACTTTCATTATAATCATATGCTTTAAATACCAAATCGGAAACTGGAGATACTTGAGAATCTGGTCCACCATCTTCGTTGAAGAATGTCCATAACAAATTATTCTCATCACCAGTAAAACCTACTGGAACAACTCTATACAGAACTCTAATTTGTGTATCATTTGGTCTGTATGCATCAAACATAACTTTCAATGATCTTGATACTTGATTATCAAGACTAATCATTCTAGTAATATAAACTGCATCATGTGGATCACCTACTGCTAATATTGCATCTTCCCAGTTAGTTGGATTATTAATTCGATTAGTTGTAGTAATTAAACTACATCTATCTAAATCAATAATTGGACTTAATGTGTCTTTAGTGCTAGATAAGAGCATCTCCATAGTAAATGATTTTTGACCAGCTAATTTAGAAGATTCATTTATATTCGATAGGATTAGTGCCTGACTTGGCAACTCATTAATCTCATTTAAAGTTATTTGATTGTATGAGTTATCATTGATAAATGATGGTTCATCTGGAGTTCTATCGTCAATTGATGTTCCCGAAGTTGTGTTAATTCTTGAAATAATTGCAGTATCTGGTAGAACAACTGTCGCAACATTTGGTGTTAATGCCTCATAACCAATATTTTGAGTAGCAGTTGCAGTTGTTCCACCACTTACAATACCAACATTAGCAACAAATCCAGTAGACAGATCGTAAGAATCCAGAGTTGGATTAGAGAGACTGGTATGGGTCTTATTAATTTGTGTTAATGGGATACCATCTAAGTTATAACATTCAACTACTGAACCTACTGCATGTGCCGCTGCGGTTGTTCCACCTGCACCTCTACCGCCACTTGTTTTGACTGTAATTGTGAATCCATCACTAGAAATTGCAGTGTATGCAATAATTTCGTTGTTAATTTTAACATAACCTGGATTATCATCTGTTAGACTAAATCCGCCAATTTTTTTATGGAATGCTCCAGCATCTCCAACAGATAATGTAGTATCAGAATCTGAAATTGCCTGCCTTAAAACAGTTGAAGATATTTCTGACCTCACTCCGCTAATAATTACATTATTAGAGTAATCATGCATACAATGATTACTATGTAATACTGTAATTTTTTTAGTTGCTTCTGAATATGTTGGAGTTGTTGATGGGAATTTCTGTAAAGAATCCCCAGCATAAGATGAAGTATTTAAAACAGTTGATACAGATGGATTTGTTTGAGTGATAGTTTCACCGTCAGTAAACTGCTTGGAGACATAATTTACAGTAAGAACACCTGTAGCTACGTTCCAATTAGTAACGTATGCTGTAGCACCAGAAGTTTGACCAGTAATCAACTTACCAACCGAGAAGTTTCCAGTAAGAACTCCAGCTGTAGTACTTACATTTAATGTACCTATGGATTGACTGCTGATTAAAGGATATAAAATTGTTCCCCCAACATCAGACCCTTGTAAGAAAGCACCATCAATATCAGTAATAGTAATCTTATGTGGATTAGAAACTGTATCTATTGAAACTACAGTAGCAGATGCATTACTTGTTTGCTGATAAATTCTAGCACCAAGAGTATATAATGATGTATCATCATTTAGTGTTAATACTTGATCTGGTTTGTATGTAATGATTGGATTTTCTCTGAGTCTTAAGACACCACCATTACCTAATCCAAGACTTGAATTATTCACTACAAGTTTTCCTTCTAGAGGAGCAAACTTCGCTCTATAAATTCTAAATTTTAAGTCTTGCAACTGATTTGGTGACCAAGTTGAAGCATTTTGCGATTTGAACAGAACACCAGCATAGGGTTGTGCTGAAATAGTTCTATCTCCAGTGATATCAATCTGCCCCATTTCCGAAATCCAACAAGTATATGAGTTGGAGTCTGTAAACACAACGAAACAATACTCGATAGTCTCACTAATATATACTGGAGCTGGGAAAGTAAATCTAGTTGGGATAGATGCGTTTTCGGAAATTTCTACATCATCTGGATAAACAGTTGTTGTTGAGAATGGTAGAATTTTATTCGTAGGAATACCGTTCTGCATCTCACGAATCTGAACGCTTACAGGAATATTCTCATCTTTAGTAGCAAAGAATATTTCTACAGAATCTAGATACATTCCTCCTCTTTCTGAGATTAAGAACGACTGTGCGAGAGGGTCCCACCAACCAATTTCGACTTGTTCTGCTCTAGTTCTAGAAGTAGTTCTTTGTTCATTGAGTTGTTCAGTAACAACCTCAGCATTTCTAATAGAAAGAATTGTTTCCTGTAAAGTTTCTAAAACACCAGATGCCTCATATGTAGTTTGTGCATTAGAGCTATTTGTTGAACCTGGTAATCCAGTCTCATTAGTTTCACTTACAGTAAGTTTGAATGTTCTTCTTCCAGTCTCCCATCTTGGATTGGCAGATATTGCTGGTCTTGGTATAAAGAAGCAACCTCTAAAGGTTCCTTTTCTATCAGTAAGTAATCTTCTATCTCTTACAATAGCAGCTGCCCCAGATGATTGACCAATAAGAATCATTCCAACCTCTATATTTCCAAAAAATTCATCATCAACTTGTGTTGCCATTCCGTCAACATCAATATTAATATATGCAGTTTGCGATGAATAACTTTCTGGAAGATCTATATCGGTATATGGATTTCCTTTATAACCATTATTAGGTGCAACAATTTTTGCACTGAAAATAGCCGTTTCTGCAGTTCTAGAATCTGATGCTCTCCAACCTCTTACAGTTTCACCAATTTGGAATGGTGTGTTATTAGTTCTAGCATCTTGAGTTGGATCTTTAATAATTTCGATAATTTTTGGAGTAATGTAAGAAGATACCGCAACATTATCAAAGAATGAATAAAAACGAGTCAGAGGCTTCAATCTCTCCGCTTTAATTGCAACGTTCCTGGATCTGATAAATTGAATATTTCTTCTATTGATAACTCTAGAACCAAGACTTCTTTGTTCAAAAGAAGCTACGACTCTTTGTTGAGTACCTGTTCGTCTTTCGATAATACCAGTTGTACTAGTAGTTCTAGTTCCAAAAGCAGGAATAAGTCTCCCGAGAGGACCAACCCATCCTACCCACTCACCACCAGAAACTGTGGTGCGGGCACCGCTCCAATCTTCTTGCCATGCTCCCCAAACAGCAGGGGCAAAACCATTTTGATCTGCATTTAGGTCTCTTAGAGTTTGTTGGAAATTACCCTCGACCTGCTGAATTTGTGCTGGAGCAGTTTCCGTATCTACCCAATCATCACTTGATGGATTTAATTCAATTGTTCCAATAAATGTGAAAACGTTGAATGGGTTTACATTCTCAGTTTGGGAGGCATAAGGTTGCTCAATAATAAGTTCTGGAGTATATGGTAGAGAAACAATACCCTGGTTTCTTACGACATTTGATGATAAGGTCGAATTTTCTGCAAGAGACACATTAGTAGTATAATGTGATGCTCTCATAATTCTAGAATTATAATTTAATGAGGCAGAATAATCTGGATTATTT